GGTGTAATATATAGATTTAACTTCACTAAATTAAAATATGAGCCAATTGAGACGTTTAGAACAAACAACGGATTTTTTATATGACCCTGATAAAGTTTTAGTTGTAAGCGCTACTACTAAAGATAAGTACAATCAAACTCTACTATACGAGAGTTTAAGAGATCAATCTTACACAGGTAAATATATTATTCATGAAAATAATAAAAAAGGTCTGTGTGAGATATACAACCAGTATATAACAGATGAATGGGATTGTGTAATTTTTGCTCATGATGATGTATACATAGATAGTTGTAATTTTGTAGAAAAAATATACGATGGATTTCGGTATGATAAGTTTGATGTATGCGGCCTTGCTGGTGGTTCAAACTTAAAAATACAAAAGCCCCTTCTATGGCATTTAATGACTACTCGTGAGACTCAATCAGGAGTAGTAAGTCATGGTACAAAAAGTAAATACTTACCTTCAGTATTTGGCCATATAGGGAAAAAAACCGTTCTCCTTGATGGTCTTTTTCTAGCTTTACAGCCTAAAACTCTTATTAAAAAAAATGTTAAATTTGATGAAAATATAAAAGGGTTTCATCATTATGACTTAAAATTTTCTGTTGACTGTTTTCAGGCAGGTCTTATACTAGGTACGGTACCGATACATGTTATACATAACTCACCGGGATTGGGAGACTTTACAAAAGACTTTCGAGATTCAGAAGAGTATTTCTACAACGAACTAAAAAGATATGCCAGAGAATAACTTACTAAAAGAAGATTTTGAGTTTATAGAAAAATTAGTAATGAAGAACTGCTTGGAAAATGAGCAGTTCCTCTCTATTACAATACCTTACTTAAAAACTGATTTATTCTCCAATAAGCATAATAAACGTATAGTAGAGCTACTTCAGAAATATTTTTCTAAGTTTAATAGAAAACCAACTTCTACAGAATTATCGGTATTTCTTAATAGTGATAAGCTCAAAGAAGCATACACAATAGTAAAGAATAACTCTGATAATATAACCGAAGAGATAGATTATAATACTCTTTTAGATCATACAGAGAGGTTCTTAAAGCTCCAAGGCTTTCAAAATACATTACTTCAAATAGCAGAGAAATGGGATTCAGTTACCGATAAAGAAGATTTAGTTTCTTTTTATAATAATATAGAAAAGATTATCGGCTATAGTTTGAGAAGTAGTGAAGGTCATAATTACTTCGATGAATTAGAAACACATATTGATAACCTTCTCACTGAAACTAATCATTTGAGCACTGGTATTGAATGGCTAGATGAACTCTTAGGCGGTGGGTTTTTATTAGAGGGTAGATCAATGTATATTTTTGCTGGCGAGACTAATGTTGGTAAATCTATATTTCTTCATAATATGGCGGTTAATATTATGAAGCAAAATAAGAAAGTTATTTTGTTTAGTTTAGAGATGTCTGAACAAATGTATAATATTAGAATTACATCTACAATTTCTGAGCTTGATAATAATACCCTGAAGGATAATGTTGAGGAAATTAGAGACGGTGCTATGAGATTTAAAATGATGAGACCAGATACTGGGCTCATTGTAAAAGAGTATCCTCCCAATAGTGTGACACCCGCTATCCTCAAAACGTATACTAAACAAATTATATCTACTAAGAAATTTAAACCCGATGCAATTGTTGTTGATTACTTGAATCTATTAACATCTGATGGTAATAACTCTTACGAAAAAATAAAAAATATTAGTGAACAGTTAAGAGCGTTGTCCTATGAATTTCAATGTCCTGTTATTACTGCTACTCAACTTAATCGATCTGGGTATAGTGGATCAGGTTCTTCATCTCAAGCTCAGGTATACGATCAACGAGGACCTGGGATGTCGTCTGTGAGTGAGAGTTATGGAACAGGTGCGACTGCAGACGCAGTTGTTGGTTTATTTAGAACGGATCAAGATAAAGAAGATAATGCGATACATGTAAATATAATGAAGAATCGATTCGGTAGCAATTATGGTGTTACTAGACTCGGAATGAATTACAGAACAATGACTGTATTTGAAGATGAGGCTTTAAATGAGAATGATGAGGTAGGGGATATAGAGCATTCTGCTGGAGAATATGGGGAAAAGGAGTAAATAAAAATACATGGATCGTTATATCGTTTTCACAGATTTTGATCTTGACGGGGCTGGATGTTACCTGACATACAAGTGGTTTTTTCCTGATCAAGATACTGAGGTTATACCTCTTAAAGTTAGTAACTTGAGGGAAAAACTTCTGAGCTGGCTTAATAATAATAGTTTTGAAAGTTACAAACGTATATACTTTTTCGATCTTGATACAACAGATATTGCTGATTTAATTGATAGACCAAATGTAGTTATTGTTGATCATCACGAGACTCATAAACAAGAATACAACCGCGCTCAAGCAAATATAGTGGTTACTACATCTTGTTGTAAATTACTATATAATCAGTTCAAACAAAGTGGGATCAAATTAAATGTACCGCAAATTAAATTATTATCCTTAATTGACGATTACGATAGTTATACCTTAAAAGATCCAGATAGTTATAATCTTAATATTCTGTTTTGGTATTTCAATTCCAATAGACTTCAATTTTTCGCAGAAAGATTTAAAGACGGGTTTGATGGATTTACATCTCAAGAAAAAAATCTACTCAGAGCATATAGAAGAAAATTTAAAAAATATTATAATGATCTAAGATTGTATACTGCAGATATAGAGTTGAAGGGTAGTAGTTATAATTTTATCAGTGGTTTTGTTGATAAGTATGTAAATGACGTAGCGCATAATATACTGAACGATAATAAACAATGTCATATAGTTATGCTTATAAACTCTGGTAATAAGAGAGTTTACTTTAGGAAACAGAATGAAGTAGATATTGATCTAGGTAAGTTAGCCGCGAACTTATGCGATGGTGGTGGACATAAGAATGCTGCAGGAGGTATCCTTAATGATACTATAAAAATATTAAGTAAGGACTTTCAACCACTATGATGGACCCTTTCACGATTCTCGAGAAAAAAGATAGCGATCATAAGTTTTTATGTCTATGTTCTTATGTATCCATCTGTGAAAATAAAAAGATGAATCTCGCGAACGTTTTATTATTAGCGTTAAAAGAGAAACAATATAAATGGATTTTTCTTAATATTCTAGAAGTAGAAAATGAATTTGAGCTAGTAAAAATATTCTTGCAATATGACCCGTTTTTGTATAAAAGTAAATATATAACAAAATTCTTTAAAACATACGACGAGTACAGAAAATGAGTCTAAGCTACCCACAGCAAGTAATCTACAATACACACCTTAAATCATCAAGAGCAAATAAAGGTAAACCTTGGAGACCGAGAAAGGACTTTTCTGACTTTGATGAGGTAGATAAAAAGAAAATCTGTAAGATTGAAAATATACTAACTACTAAAAATATAGATATAGAAGATTATTTCAATGCTCCGTATAAATTATGGGATGATGAGAGCTTTTATGAACTTAAATTCTTTTCATCATTTAAAGGTATAAAAGCATATTACCTATGGTATACAAAGTTAATGTTTACCGATCCTGATAATACAGTAATCGTCAATGCGGTGAAGGTTGGTTGGAAAAATATTTTCGATAAATGTAAGAAACATAAATTTACTTCTATAGATGATTATTTTAATTTAAAATCTTACTACCCTGAATTTTTAGTTGACTTAAGTGAGAGAAAAATTACTTATTTCAACATACTTGCTGCTAGGGATTACAGCAAGATAATAAAAAGAATCCCTAAAGAAGAAGTTGATTTTATTGAGAAGGACTTCTATAATACTATTGAAACGTTGAGAGCAAGATATTATCAATCAAAGCTCAAGACATTAAATATAAACATAAAAAATAAACTAAATAAAATACTAAGATAAATTATGTCAGCATATAATCAAGAAATGTTCGCTAAAATTAGCGAGGCGATGAAAACAACTACCGGTCAAACATCAAACTTTGGCAATATCCTTCGTTTGAAACCAGGTAATACATATACCCTGAGGCTTCTACCTAATGTAGAAAATCCCTCGAAGACCCTATTCCATTACTACTTTCACGGTTGGAATAGTCTTGCTACTGGTCAATATATTAGCGCGATTAGCCCTAGTACATGGGATGAGAGAGACCCTATCAGTGAAGCAAAGTTTAAACTTAGCAAGCATGGTAATGAGCAAGAAAAAGAGGATGCACGACTTCTCACAAGAAGAGAGAATTGGCTCATGAATGTGTATGTAGTTAATGATCCGACTGATGGTGAGAATAATGGCAAGAATAAACTCTTACGCTTTGGAAAACAATTACATAAGATTATTATGGCTGCTATTGAGGGAGAAGATTCTGATGAATTTGGTTCTAAGGTATTTGATCTATCCGCAGATGGGTGTAGTCTGAAAGTGAAAGTCGAGGAGCAGGGTGGTTATTCTACTTATGTTAGTTCTCGATTCGCGTCTCCTCAGAAGATCCCAGGACTAGTAGACGAAGAGTCTATTAATGCTGTATACAAGAACATCTATGATCTTGAGAATGTATTCCCGGTCAAGAGCTATGATGATCTTAAAGATATGCTTAATGAGCATTTCTTCTGTAGCGACCCTGAAGACGTTGAGGAGGGTACTCCAGAGCCTGATCCAGTTGTCAAATCTGTTTCTACTAAAGTAACTAAAGTAGAAGAGGATGATGACGATGTAAAATACGAAGATGATGATGATAAAGTCAAAGACATTCTTGCGTCTATGGATCTCTAAACTCAAAAATATAAATAAAGTATGGCCTAGTGTAATAGCTAGGCCATTTTTAAAAATCATGGATCCAGTAAAACAACTTATTCATCAGTTAAATGCTGATGCAAACAGGGTTAATAAAGCGATTGTACAGCCTTCTAGTACGATGAATCCAGTACCAATGGATAAAACAATTTATCAACCTACACAACAACCAGTGCAACAACCAGTGCAACAACCGGTACAGCAAACTGTAGTACAACAACCAGTCCCTGTTAATCATGTAGCTCCTGTACAACAACCAGTTGCGCAGCCATTAGTAGACGAGAAGGTTACAAAGGAGTTTATTGACCGATTGACAAGTGTAGAAAAGAAAATTGATAGATTTTTTAATCTTATTGAAAAGAGAGTTGTAAAAAATGCGAAAGAAGTTATTATTAGAATAAAGCTAAATGAAAATTCTAATTCCGAACAAGAGTAATTTTATTCGCGCCTTCTTATCTCCTATAAGTAAGATAGACAATACTCCTGATATTAAAGTCGGGGATAATGTACTTACTTGCTTTGTTGATAGAGGGTCAGATGTATTTCTATTCACTAAATATATCTGTAGTGTTACTGAATCGGATTTAGATAATTTTGTATTACCTGATGCTAATAAACTAATAAAGGCTCTACAGTGTTCTGATGGTGATGAGATTGGTCTTAATATTGAAAATAATTATATTAAGTACAAGAATAAAAACTTTAAGTTTAAGTATTTTCTTTTTGATAGAAGTATTAAGAAAAGCAATGATCACGCATTCAATCAGCTTCAGCAATTACAGGAATCATATAATACTAAATTTACTATATGTAAAGATGATCTTAAGAGGATTCTTAAGACATTACCTCTCTTAACGGAGTCTAGTAAGTTGTATTTATATACTGAAGATAGTGTAGTGTTTGGGGATCTATGCGATAAGAAACTACAGAATACGGATATTTTTACTACTATTATAAGTAGTAAGTTTAGTGGGGAACAGGTAGCTAAAGATTCTATTATAGTTAATTTAGAGTTATTCCGAATGCTAAACGCGTTGAATTTCGAAATCGCGGATGTATATATTAATAGCAAATATAAGGTGGTTAATATTAGATGTGATGTTGATAAGGCTACTTTAAATTATGTGGTATCTAGTCATAAGAGTTAATGAAGAATAAAGTTACAACCTGCGGGTATTTTCTTAAGAGAATACGAGACAATGGTTATTACTCTTTTAGAATCTTTAATGATTATGGTCAATCAGATCCGAGACGGTGGACCATAATCATTAACCCAGGCGCGGAGTCTGTCTTTGTTACTTGCTTCTTTAATAAAGATTTTAATGAAGATTTAATGTTTGAATTCAATGATGGTGGAAATTTATTCCCAAAGAATTTTCAATTGAAAACAGATAGTATGGAAGTTATAGTTACTCACCTTATTGAACGAAAAATAAACCCAACTGAAAATGGCCAAAAAATCTGATTTTAATGATATACTTAATGCGGTAGAGAAGAATAATACTGCAGGTTTAGATATCTTACAAAACTATATAGGGGAATATCTCAAAGCATATTTCGTTGTAGGTTATGATAATAACGGGGATAGTGTTCTTATCGTTAACGGAAAAACTGAGCAAGATTTTGACTCTATAGAATGTCTTATTAATAGGTTTGGTCATATAAAATTCCAGCCTAGTGATCAAGAACAAAAAAACGACGGTGATGAACAGTAAAATATTAATTATCGGTAACGGCTTTGTAGGCTCAAAACTTGCGGAGCATTTAAAAACAAATAACGAATTTATTGTACAGCAAGTTAGTGAGTTGAAATACTTTTACCCCGCATCCTTAAACAATTCATTGCGTTCAACATTTACTTCGTTTTTACCTAACTATGTAATCAATTGTGTTGGATACACTGGTACGCCAAACGTAGATGGTTGTGAATCTAATAAATCTGATACATTTCACTTAAATGTAAATATACCTACAACAATTGCAAATTTATGTGTTGACTACAGCGCGCGCTTAATTAATATTAGCTCTGGATGTGTATATGATGGATATGAAAAAATATTTACAGAAACAGATGAACCTAATTACGGTCTCACTAATCCTGATTCAAGTTGGTATAGTAAGACAAAACACGCATGTGAGTTAGCTCTTAAAAATTATTCTAATGTTTATAATTTTCGTATTAGAATGCCCGTAACTGGTAATGTATCAGAGTCTAAAAATTACTTGACAAAAATTCTTAAATATAACAACCTAATTGATTTCACTAACTCGAAGACTGTCGTTAGTGATTTACTTGGTTTTGTCGCAAGCTTTATTAATAGAGATAAATACGTAGATGGATTCCCTGCAGGTAACTATAATATAGTCAACCCAGACCCACTTAACACTAAACAGATTGTA